TTGAACGCGCCGCGCCACCAGAACGCGCCGTTGCGGTCCTCGGTGAAGCCATCGCGGCCCAGGCCCATCAGCCACAAATACGCCTCGACCGGCACAGCGACAGTTCGCGTATCAGCAGGTGCTGCTGCCTTAGTAGCGGCGCGGCCACAGATTGCGCAAGGGTTGTTCTCGGCGCTGGGGTTGCCTTCGCAGGCGGCGCAGATCACCGGTTCGCCCTGCCTTGCCCTATCAGCTGCGATAGCGGCGCGCTGGCCTTCGCGGTACTGCTCGGCGGTGAACAGCGGGCCGGGCTTCGGGAATGACAGTTGAGCTGCAGGCTCGGGCAGTGGCGGCAGTTCTCCGTCGCTGACAGAGGAAGCGCGGCGAGCGGCTTCGTTTTGCGGCAATGGCTCCATGCCGCCAATCAGTTCGGTATCAGTCATTTTTCTGCGCTCCTTTCTGGCTTGACAGGGCAGCGCGGTCGACCGTGTAGCCGTACGGGTCGATGCCAGCGTCCATGCAAATCTGGTGCGCGCTGTTGCTTCCGGTGGCGAACAACTGTGCTGCGAAGTGCCAGTTCGTCGTGCTCATGATGGCGCGCACCGAAGTCGCCGCGAGACGGCGCGCATTCGCCATCAGGAGGTAGTCGTCGCGGTGGCCGTGCGCCAGTTTCGGCGCATCCTGCTGGTCTTCTGCCCGGTCTGCCTGCTGTGCGATAGGTGTTACTCGCTTGAGCAAGCTGAGGGCGTGGTGCGCGCGGCCCGGCCCATTGTTGGCCTCAACGAAGTCGATGGCGTCGAACGCGCTGCGCATCGTGCACAGGGGCTCGCTCGGCACTTCTGCCGCAGTAGGTGCTGCGAGGTTGGCAGGGCGTAGCGTGCTCCAGCCGCGCACCACGCCATCGGCGTATTCGGTAGCCGCGTGCCAGTTCTCGGCGGTATCGGTCGGGCCGGTGGTGTCGCCGCCGCTCTGGCCTTCGCGCCATGCGTTGCGGATCGCGTCGAACAGGTCTCGACGGTCTACGATCACATCGTTTTTCTGCTGGTCGGCGGTCGGCGCTGCTGGTGCTGCGGTTACTGGAGCGGCGTAGATATAGACTTCCACCGGGCGGTAGTGCTTTTCCTTGCCAGCGCCCCAATGAGAAATCTGCAAATCGGCGGCTTCCTTGGAGCGGTAGAGCTTCCAATCGTTCATGAAGCTGCTCGTGTATTGCTGCTCGCCCAAATTGTCGTAGTAGATTGCCCACTTCTTCGCCACTGGCTCGGCTACTGCCTTATGGGTGGTGGCGAGATCGTAGACGGCGCGCAAGCCTGCGGTATGGTTGATCGCCTTCAGGTAGGTCCGGCTCAGCGTGGCGTCATCGTGCGCGGCCCGCTGCCCCTTCGTCGCTTCTACAGCAGATAGAGCCGCACGGATATCGCTCTGTGCATCGAGAAGGTCGGTGTAGAAGCCGCCGACTGCGCCGTGCTCATGGACTGCGACAGCAGCGGTGGCGTGCGCCGCCAGCAAAGTTTCGATGTGGCTGTCGTTCTGTACTGGCGCAGCGGAGCGGCGAGCAAGGGCTTCCTGTTCGCGCAATTTGTCAAGTGGGCACTTTTCGCATTCGCCCCAGCAACCTTTGCATTTTGCGTTAGCGGCGTCGCGGTCTAGGTTGTTCGTAGTGTGGTCCATCAGGTGCCCCTATTCTTTTTCCGTTGTTCGTTGCTTCGCTTCGCCTGCGCTTTTTTGGTGGCCTCTTGGCGGCTGTTTGCCTCGATCTGCCACACTTCGCACTCGGCATAGTCGGGATCGGTCGGCTTGCCGCCTGTGCTCCACGACCCGTCAGGGAATCGCGCGACTGTCCAGAGCATCACGCCACTCCTTCGCTGCTCGCTGCGGCCTGCTCGAACCGATATACGGCGTAGTTGAGGATGATTTTTTCGCCTTGCCGCGCCACGCTTCCCTGCGATCCGAGGTATGTATCGACGGTCCAGCCTTCCTCCTTGCCGTGCTCCTTTAACCAGTCCTCCAATGCCTTGCGGTCGTAGGTGTCGAGCGGGCACTCAATTGAGCGTCGCTCCCTGATCTTGGTCATACCGACGACCTTGAGGCCGCGCGCCTCTGCCTGCACTTCGATGCCGGACAGGCCCGTAATTGCCATCGCAAACTGCTCCGGCGTCATGCGAACGTCGAGGAATTGCACGTTGCTCGCGTTGTCGGTAAACGTCAGATCGATCTCGTCCTTGCTGTTGCGCCCGATGGAAACTACTACACTGATCTTCACTTGCCTTCTCCTTCCTTGTTGTTCGTGCGCTGCGCGCGGCTTGATGCGGTGCCCTGAACAAAGATGCTGCCTTTGCCCCGGTAGAACTTCACGTCCTGCCCTAGCGCTCGGCGCACCTCGGCGTTCTTCAGGGCTTGTGCCGCCGCGCTGTGCGGCCCGCAGATTGCAGCGGCAGTCCTGACGACTTTCTCGTCAATTTCTTCGTAGCCGTTCATTTGCTGCCTCCCTTCAGTGCATCAGGAGAGGCGGAAGGGTGGGATTTGAGCTTGCGAAGGTCGAATGCGATGTCGCTGAAGGAAACGTGCTCGCCTTTAGCTTGATAGTCCTCGATCCATCTTGCCGCCTCTTCCAGCGCCTGATCGCGGATCGCATCGCGCTCTGCTGGTGCTTGTGCATGGGTAGGCTGGGTGGAGACTGGAGCGGCGTAGAGTGGGCGCACTTCGGCTTTGTCACACGTGCGGAACATTTCGGCGTGACGTCTAGCCCGTTCCATGTCAAGCGCAACAGGGAACTGAGGCACCATCTTGCCGTCAAACAGCGCGTAGACGGCCCACGCCACAGGCTCTCCCGTTACTTGTGCGGGAGATTGGCCGGCGATCAGCGCATTGACCTTGTCGATAGCGCAGCGCGCGTCGTCCAGAAGATCGCCGCTGTCTTCGATGCCCATGATGCTGATGAAGCCGTTCAGCAGGGATTCGTATGGCAGCGAGTCGGATGCCGTCACTTGTCCGCCAGGAGTGGACAGGCGGGCGAGAATTTCGCTCTCAATGTCGCGAGCAAAATCGACAGGTCCTTGCTCGCCCGGATTGGCCGAGTTGAAGATTTCCATGATGCGGGCTTCCGCCAGCCCTCCTGACAGGATAGGAGCTGACAGGCGGGCAGCTTCGCGCACGGCGCTTGCCCACTCTTCCCGCGCCCGACTCCACGTATAGTCACCCGCAGCATCTCGCGCCTTGTCCCAGCTAGGGAAGCGGCTCGACAACTGCGCCTCAAAGCTTGCGCGATCCGGCTTCTCGGCGCTCGGCAGGATAGGCGCTGGCTCTGCTGGGGTGCGCAGTTTGATGATGTACTCGATCAGTGCATCAACGGTCGGATCGTTGCCCTTCAGGTTGTCGATCCAGCGCGGCAGGTTGTCGGGATCGACAAGCTTCTCTTCGGCATGCACTGCTTCTGCAAGGGGTGCGGCAGGGGTAGCGGCGAGCAATTTGGCCAAGCAGTCCATGTGGACCGTGAGTACCGTGCCGCGCTTCTCATGCAATGCGACCATCTTGGCGCACAGATGGCGAAGTGCCGATTCGGCGTGCACCGTACCATCCTCGCACTCAGGGCAGTCCCGCTCGACATCGTCAGCGCCCATGCCAGAGTGGAAGCCATCGCAGGCTGGGCAGGTAATCCGGCCTTGTTGCTCGCCTTCCAGCACCTTCCCTGCTGTAGCTGCGCCCGACAACTTGAAGCTGGAGCCGCCGCACTTGTCGCACTCGGTCGCGTTGTCGGCCTTCGGCGTGCTGCACTCCACGCATCGCCAGCATTCCTCCGCTGGCTCGCCCTTGGACTGCGATGCAAAGAGGGCCTGTACGTCCTCGACCCGGTAAAACTCGCCGCACGGATCGTCGTGCATGTTCTTGCTGTGCTCGTTGTGGTGATACCGCTGGAGCTTCGCCAGCTCGGACGGAACTGCTTGGGATGGGGCGCCGGCAGTTTCTTTGCTCGTATTGCCGCCCTGGCGCGCGGCACCGGCCGGATCGGATTTATGCACGACAACATAGCCCACATGCAGCGCGTCTTGCTTATCGGTTTTCTTGTTCATGGTTTTGAGTGAAAGGAAGTTATTAAACGTGCTTCTCGATGAAGCCGACGATCATGATGCAAACCCAGAGAATGAGAATGCAGCGGCGCACGCGGCGCTTCTCCATCATCTGGCGGCGCTCGATGTCGGTCAGGCCGAGCATCAGGCGCCTCATGCGGCACCTACAGCAGTAAGGGCGGCGATCGCCTGTTTGCCGACTTCGGTTTCTTCCAGCGCCCAATTGCCGGCATCACCGGAATCCGCAAGTCGCTTGTAGTCGTCGAAGATCGCTTTTAGTGCATACGCAAGTTGCGGAGCTGCTGCCATCAGTTGGACATTGAAAGTAGCAACTTCGTCGCTGGGGAAGAAGGGGCTGCCCGAGTAGCCAGTCGCGCTGCCGATGATGATGTCAGTTTCGCCGAATGCGTCGAAAGCCTTGATGATCGTCGAGTTCTCGCTACTGACACCCCACGGACCTGGCGTGTACTTTTCGATCTTCATGCTTCCTCCACTGAAGCAAGCACTTCATCAGCCATCTTGCCAGCCCAGTCACGGCCCGGTGCATTGGTCGACAGTTCGCGGATCGACATGGCAAAGGCGTGCAGCAGGTCGAAGCTGTTGGCGGCTTTGACGAGGTGGCGGGCTTGAGCTTCGCCAGCGGTTCCCGGCTCGGCATCGTACATGACAGCAACACTACCGCGCTCGTGGCCGTCCTTGTGGTTGATGTAGCAAACGCACGGTTCGGTCGAGTGGCCGTGCTCTGCGCGCCACGGCAGTTGCAGGTTCTTGGCGTCCATAACTCTCCTTTTCTGTTTGGTTATTCTCGTTGCAACAGGAACGATTATCCCGAAAGCTACTCTGTTGCGCCAATTGGATGTTCCTATGAGCAATTGGAGCCGATAGCTTTTCCCTATTGCCCAGCGCGCCGGAAGTCCGGCCAGGTGAAGGCTGCGATGAATGCGTTCTCGTGCAGGCGCGAATACACTCGATCGCCGACGTGCGGCGCCAAGTTCTCGAATGCCTGATTGGTGATCACGATCACCGGCTTGTTCTCGTTGTAGCGGCGGTTGATCACCTCAGTGAGCAGCAGGTTCGCGTTCTCCTTGTCCGACTTCGCGTCGATCTCGTCGAGGATCAAGAGGTCGTACTGCACGAACCGCAGGATCTCGCCTTCTTCGCTCTTTCCTTCCTGCCCGTAGCTGGACTGGATTTCCTTCACCATGCCGTTGGCGGTGATGTAGCGGGCCGACTTCGACAGCTTCGTCACCCAGCTTTCGGCGAACTCGGAAGCAACCAGCGTCTTGCCGGTTCCATTCTTGCCCGAAAGGATCAAGGCTGCCCAGCTCGGCTCTACCAGCACGAAGTCGCGGAACTGACGCACCTTTGCCCGCATCAGCTTTTGCTCGTCAGTTGTGGCCTTGAATCGTTGCCCGGAATAGCGCGCGGGAATGGTGGCGATCTTCATCAAGGTGGCGTTCCGATCGAGCAGCCAGCGCTCACGCTCGGCTTTCGCTACCGCGGCTTCGTGGCACTTCGGGCACGTCCATGCTCCACCATCCCGGCGCACCAGCGCCTCCTGCCGGCCGTGCTCGGGACAGTCCTGTGCCACCCGCTCGAACTTGCCGGCGATGTTCGCCACCAGCCCCTGAATGCTTTGCATCTCGTCCATGACACTTCCCCCTAAAAGTCGATTGGATCATCAGGCGCGAATGTCGGCATCTCCAGTCCCATCCGCCTCATGCTCGCCTCATGCGCCGCTTGTGCGCCGCTGTGGTCTTGTTCGTTCAGTCCGTGGAACTTGCTGGGCATGCCCGGCTGGCCGGGTCGCGGGCGCTTCCGACGCTCGACCAGCATGTCCCACTTCTCACGCAGCTTTCCCGGGCTCTGGATGTTCGGCCCCCAGAACGCATCGTGCCGCGCCCAGTTGAACAGCGCCTCGATGTCGTCGTGCGTGCGGCTATCCTGTTCGCGCATCAGGCGAACTTCGTTGGCCCAGGTATCGAAGTTCGGCTTCTTGGCCTGCGCGTTCACAGAGAGGCTGACGCCGTACAGCTTTCGGGCGCATGCATAGTCCTCTTCGGTCGGTCGACGGATCTTGCGGCGCTCAGTCAGGGTATCGTCGGTCGGCATTGCATCGTCGGGCCCGACAGGGTCGGACATGAGAGGTTTATCCTCTATCTTCTCTTCTCTTCTCTTCTCTTCTCTAGGCGTCATCGTTACGTCACGCGTTACGTCAACAGCCGCCCCTTGAGACTGGGCCTTCTTGCGGTCCCGGTATCGCTTCTGGCGCTCTGCTGCACTGGTGCCGCGCTCAGTGGCTGAGACGTTGTGCTCCTCGAAGTTTGGCATCGTCAGCCCGCCATTCTCGCGGTTGAAAACCACCCAGCCAGCTGCCTCGATCGCATCACCGAAGCCGGGCACGCCCGTTACCTCGTCGACATCCTCCGGCCACACGCCGTCGATAGTTTCACCCTTGGCGTGCTCGTTCGCGTAACCCCAGAAGCGTAACAGCGCCGTAACGGTGACGTAACGCGTTACGCGCAACGCTGCGTAACGAGCTACGCTTTCTTGTGGCATTTCAGCCCAAGCACGGAACTCGTCGCTCTTGAGCAGACATTCAGCGATGCGCCGAACGCGCGGGCTATTTGTCAGGCCCACGCGCATCTTGATCCAGTCGCCAGCCATCACGCCTCCCCAGCCACTGCCGGCGCCTCGTCCTCGACATACTCGACAGTGAACCCAAGAGCGCAGGCGACTTGCCATTCAAGGCGAGCACCGCGCGAGTTGACCCAACCTTTGAGCATCCTGATTGCATTGCAGGCAGACGCCAATTGCACCAAATTCGCCCGCATGTAGTCTTCCCAGGTCGCCCCTTCATCAAGATCCAGTTCTGCAGGGTTGATGACGAAGTGGCCCGCAGCGCGAAGGCGCTCGGCTTCAGCGTTGAATGCCGGGTGGTTCAGGTTGGGGAGGCCCGACATTGGCCCGCTGACGTACCAGCGTTTTTCTTTCGACATGGTTTTATTCTCTCAATTGTGGTTCTGAAATCGAACCGTCAGGGGCGGAGCAAATCGAATGCTGCTGCTGCCACTCGCGGAACTTGACCGTTTCCAAGGGCTTTAAGTCGGTCCACCCGATGGGCCAGCCCATCAGTCACTCGACCCACTGCGGGTTCAGCGGGCCACCGTCCGAAGCCATGATTGCGTGGTCGAGTCGGTCCTTGCTGCGGTCCCGCCCGTTTTTTCTGGTTAGGGAGGCTGGCGAGGAACCTTTCGCCATGCTCGCCACGGGCGTAGGCCAGAATCCAGATCCTCTGTCGCTCGTGGGGAGCGTCGGTGTGGTATGCTCCAAGCACTCCCCATCGCGCATCGAACCCCAGTTCGGCCAGGTCTCCGAGAACTCTTCCAAGCCCCCGAGAAGTGAGCATTGGCGAGTTCTCCACGTAGACGCCCCCGGGTCGTACTTCACGAACGATCCTTCGCATTTCCACCCAGAGCCCGCTTCGCACTCCATCGAGGCCGTCGCCGTTGCCGGCGATGCTGATATCCTGGCAGGGAAAGCCGCCAGATACGACGTCAACAATTCCTCGCCACGGTCTGCCGTCAAAGGTGCAGACGTCATCCCAAATCGGGAAAGGCGGGAGTGTTCCGTCGTTTTGTCGGGCCAGTAGTACGTTTCTGGCATAGGCGTTGTATTCGACCGCGCAGACGGGGCGCATTCCGAGCAGGTGACTTCCGAGAATGCCGCCACCAGCGCCTGAGAACAATGCCAGCTCATTCATGCCACCTTCCCACGCATGCGTATCGTCAGCAGGTCGACTTCAATCGCCGCGGCAAGCGCAATGTGCGCGTTCTGTGCGTTGACCGACAGCATGCGGTCAGCCAGCTCGGCATCGGATTCGATGTGGTTAGGGATGGGTGCGCGCGCTTGGCTCTTGCGGCGCTCGAAGATGATGGGGCGTTCCTCGTTGTGCATGTTGTTCTCTCGCTATGGTTTGAAAATCGGACCAGTGAAGCCGAAAGAAAAGGCGAGGTGCTTTTGCGCTCGCCTGTTTCCGTCTGTGCCGGCTGGTGCCGTTCAAGAATTATGCCTCTTGTGATACTGGGCTGTGATTGATTTTCCCTATCGCAACCTGACCTTCGATTATCCTGACTCGCGCGACTTCTTCAGCGCGCGCAGTTTTGCCCTGTATTCGTCCCGAATGGCGATCAGTTGCTCGCATGTGTACTTGCGCGGCTCTTGGTCTGCTTCGAGCGCTTCTACGCGAGGCAGGCCGATGCGCTGGATCAGGCCCAGCCGATAGTCGACGGCGCGGCCGGCGCCGAACTGGTTGCAGTTCTTGAGCTGGCGATGGACGTTGTCCTCGTGGAACCGAAGGTGTGACGCGCTGCCAACACTTCGATAGTGACCGGCATCCCAGCTACCGCCCGTGACGTGGCTCGATTGCGGGAAGTTGCCGCAGCAGATGCAGGGCTTGTCCGCATCGCGCTCGCGGATGAATGCATTGAACGCGGTCTGCGCTTCCTTCGTGTAGTCGCGTTTCGTTTTGAGCTTTTCTTTGGCCTCGCGCGTCTCCTTGCGGTCCTTGGCGCGCTGCTCCTTGTTTGCTTTGGCCTTCGCCTTCTCCAGCTTCTCGATCGCCAGGGTGGTGCCGCAGTCGTCGCTGCACCAGTTCTTGAAGGGCTGGCGCTCGTCGGGCAGGTATGGCGAGCGGCATTCCCGGTTGGCGCACTTCTTCGGGCGCGGCCCCTTGGCTGGCTTACCTTCGGTGGCAGGCGCCTTGCGGGCGAAACTGGTGCGCGCCATCGGCTTCTTGTTCGTCAACGGCGTCTTCCTCTTGAGTTCGGATCGTTTCATACTTCGACCCACGACCAGCACCCGCACTCGCAAAGCGGCTTTGCGTTCGCTGCCTGCCATTGGCTCTTGGTGATCCTGCGATAGCAGTTCGAACACTTGCGGTAGGGCTGCTGCTCCGGCCCCGGCTGGGCTGTTGGGGTGTCGCCCTTGACCGTCATGACCGGACTGCAGGATTGCTCGTCGACGTCATTGCAGCCGTTGATCCGGTCGCCCTGCGCCATGCGCTTTCCGCAGAAGCGGGAGTGTGTGCAGGCAGTCATGCGCGCTCCAGAAAGAACACGCAGATTGCGAACCCAATGCCGCCAGCCAAGAACATGAGGATGTCGACCAGCTTTGGCTTGGATGGCGTGTCGTCGTCGTACTCGCTGGCCGTGCCATCGCTATCGATGGGGCTGCCGTGCTCGCGCATGCGGTCTTCGGGGGTGTTCATCGCATCCCCTGGCGCCGACGACGCTCAAGCCTTTCGGCGTGATCGAGGCGGCATTCGTCACAGCAGTACCGCGATCTTTCGCGCGGCGGGGCACCACAGTCGTTCTCGCACTCGGTTGGTAGTGGGCGGTCTGCCTGTCGCGCAGCAGCTTGGCGTGCGGCTGAAATGGAGCGCTCCAAGTCTGCGGCAGCCCTGTCATTGGCATCGTCGATGATGTCGGACACTTAATTCCCCTGAGTATTTGTGTTTGCGCGAGCCGCCAGGCGCGCCAGTTCAGCGGCTGATTCATTGGTCGAGGCGTCAATCTTCAAGCCGACGACGTGCTCGGCGAAGATCAGGCGCTTGACGGGAGTGGGGATCTGGAACAGTCCGGCCTCGTACCGGCAACCGCCTGCTTGCGTGACGTCGTACGCGCCCCAGAACTTCTTTTGGGACAGGCCAGCGCGCGTGCGCAGTTCTTTTGCAGCCGCGCCGGTTATTTCGTTTTCGTTATATATTTGCATATCATTCCTTGCCATCGAATCGAATGGTTCGATTTCGGAACCAATGGTAAGCCTAGATGCGGTTTGAATGCAAGAATAACGGTTGTATTTCTGATCCAGTGGATTAGATTGATGCGCCGTGCATACAGGAGAGAAAACGGATGAACGAAATTAACCGGCGCTACTTCGACGGGCTTCTGGCCGACCGCCGAATGTCGCTGCGCGCCCTGGCGCGGGAGATGGGAACGACACACTCACCCTTATCGCTGGCGCTTAGCGGGCAAAGAAAATTCACGACCGACGAGATCGCCAAGATCAGCAGCATCTTCGGCGAGCCGGTTGGCAGGGTAATGGAGAACGCCGGCATATCAGTCAGGCCAGCCAGCGGGCGGCGCGTGGCGGTAATCGGCGCAGGCAAGGGCGATGGAACGGTCGAGCTGTACGGGCCGGAAGTCATCGAGCGGGCCAGCGCACCGGAAGACCTGCCGGACAATGCGGTGGCGGCTCAGTTTCGCTCAGCAGGCACGCCGCTGGAATTCCTCGACGGCGCCGTGATGTTCTTCCGCGAGCCGCGCGACGTTGACCCGGCTGCGCTGGGTCGGTTGTCGTTCTGCCAGATCAAGGGCGGGCCAGCAGTGATTGCTGGCGTGAGACGCGGATATAAAGACGGCACATTCAACCTACACGGCCTGCACAACGCCGAAAGCGTGGTGCTGGAAGCGGCAACACCGATCCTGTTCACACGCCACTGACCCGTCGCGCTTTTGCTACAATAGACAAACCACAGCAAATCTACGCATAAACAGTGTTGCGTTTTCTAACCGTTGGTGTAGAATTCTAACCAGTGCAGCAATGACGCTGCCGGACACCAGCGGAGAGAACATGAACCAAGACATCGTTACCACCAGCCCGGCCGCGCCGCCGGCGATTCCAGCGGCGGCCACGCCTGCCGACATGATCCTGTACGTCATGCAAAAGGGCGGCACGATCGAGCAGCTGGAAAAGTTCTACGAACTTAAGCAACGCTTCGAGGCCGACGAGGCGCGCAAGGCGTATGTCGAGGACATGGCGGCCTTCAAGCGTAACCCTCCAGAAATCATCAAGGACAAGGCCGTCGGCTACATGGGCAAGGACGGCTTCGTCGGTTACAAGCACGCCACGCTCGGCAACGTCACCAGTTCCATCGTTGAAGGACTGGCTGCGCACGGGTTCTCGCATCGCTGGGAGGTAAAGCAGGAAGGCGCTCTGATCCACGTCGCCTGCACCATTACGCACCGCCAGGGCCATTCGGAATCGGTGTCGATGCAGGCCGGCAAAGACGATAGCGGCAAGAAAAACCAGATCCAGCAGATCGCCTCAAGTGTGAGCTATTTGCAAAGATACACCCTGCTGCTCGCCACTGGCCTTGCCACGCACGATCAGGTGGACGACGACGGCGCCGGCACCACTGACACTACGCTGGCCGACAAGTGGCTGGAAGAGGTGAAGAAGGCGAAAACCGCCGAAGCCCTGCAAGCCACCTGGCAGTCAGCACTAAAGGAGATCCGTGCGGTCGATGACAAGCACGCCTATGCCGAAGTCAAGGCGGCGGTCGAAGCGCGCCTGGCCGAGATCGGCGGTGCGAAATGAAGATCATCCACTGTCAGCAGGGCACAACCGAATGGATGCAGGCGCGCGCCGGCCTGTGCACCGCATCCCGCTTTGCTGACGCCATCAGCACCACTGGCGGGCTGAGCGAGCAGCAAAAACTGTTCGTCGATCTGGTGCGCGGCGCTGGCCTGCCGCAAAAGGAGGCTGCCGAGCGCGCAGGCTACAAGGCGGTTCCGCGCGCTGAATCCATTGCCAAGGCGCTGGACGGCGTTGACCCGTCCCAGCCGTCCGACGTGGCGTTGCGCTACGCCGCCGACCTTGCCATCGAGCGCGTAAGCGGCAACCCGTTCGGCATCCCGGCGAAGTCGTGGGTCTTGGATCGCGGGCACGAGATGGAATACCTCGCCCGCCAGGTCTACGAGGAACGCTTCGGCTGTCTCGTCACTGAATCCGGCCTGTGCGTCGATGGTGATGATCGCTTTGCTTACAGCTCCGATGGGTTTGTAGACAGCGACGGGCTAACCGAATTTAAGGCGCCAGTAGATAGCGCAAAGATCCTGAACATCTGGCGCACTGGCGACATCAGCGAATACATTCATCAGTGCTTTGGTGGTCTCTGGATAACAAATCGCAAGTGGATCGACCTGTGCGTCTACGTGCCGGACCTCGCCTGTGTCGGCAAAGACCTCTTCGTGAAGCGCATCTACCGCGACGAGGCTTTCATTGATGACATGGTCCTGAAGCTCGCGCGCTTCAACGCCTTGGTCGATGCCAACGTTGCCGCCCTGATGGCAAAAACCGAACAACCCATTGCAGCCTGAACACCATGACCGAAGCAACCTACCTCACTATCCGCCAGTTGTGCGCGCTCTGGGACGTAACACCCCAGACCCTGCGCAACTACAAGGCCAAGAACTTCGGGCCGCAGCCGATCCAGTTGCTGCCCGGTCGCCGCGGCGTGCGCTACCTGCGCGCCGATGTGGAAGCCTTTGATGCCGAGCGCCGCCGTGCTGCCGGACATCCACCGAAGGAGGCATGATGGACCAGTCTATCCGCCGCCGTGACCGTGATGAAGAACAGGCTGACGAACTGTGCCGCGAGCTGTTCGACGCCGAAGCCGCGCGCCGTCAGGCTGAATACGAAGCCGAATTCGGGCCGGAGTTCCGCGCCAAGCATCCTTTTACCGTCGACTCGCTCGACATCCACATGACCGTAATGCGCCAGATGGAAGAACGTAGGCGCGATCGATAGACCACCAACAGGGAGAGATGATGAATGCAGTGACTACCATTACCAAAAGAGCAGATGAACTGAAACCGGGCGATATTCTGCCGCCGAACATGGCATACACGCGGCGTGTCGTTTGCTCTGTCTCGCCGTCCGAAGTAACTTGCGACGGGATTGCAGTCAAGGTCTACGGCGAACGCGGCGCGCTGGACACTTTCAGCTTTGCTCCTGAGCAAGAAGTCGAGGTCGAATCTCCCGCCCTTACCCCCGCACAGCAGCACGCCGAAGAACTGCGCGTGCTGCTGGCGTGGATGGTGGATTTCGCAGGCCGTTACGCGGCGCATGAAATCGGCGCGAACATGCAGAAGTTTGAGCGCATCAACACGCTGCTCGCCAAGATCGACCCACCAGCGCCGCCAACTCTGGAAGAGGCGCTTACCCTCTTGGCCGAAGATCACGACGGGATGCCTGTCACCGGGTTTGAGAAGCGTGTTGCAGCCCTACTCGACCGCGCTCGTCGCGCTGGAGTGTTTAAATGACCGCCTCCACCATCTCCCGCTTTGCTGGCAAGGCGCTTCTTGGTCTGGTTGCAGTGTGTGCGGTGCTGTCGATGGTCGGAGGTGCGTGATGGCGCGCACGATCCGACCATGCAAGGAGGCGGGCTGCGATAAGCTGGCGCATACGCGCGGCATGTGCAAGACCCACTATAACCAATGGTACGAGCAGAACCGCGAGATCGCGCGCCGCTTCGACAGCGGGCAGATGGTGCTGGATGCGATGCCTGGCACGCTCGACAAGTTGTCCAAGGAGGTGGGCCTTTGCTACGAGCAGACCCGGCGCATCGTCACCCGACTGCGCAAGGCCAAACTCTGCCACATCGGGAGCTGGCGCGAGCCGCTGAATGTGCAGGGCAGTTCGTGGCTGCCGATCTTCCACGAGGGCAAAGGAAAGGACGTCGTGGTGTCGGCCGAGGCAAAGGCGGCGCGCACGGCAGAGCGGGCGCGGGTGCGCTGCCTGCAGAACCACCGCAAGCGCATCGGCGCCACCGGCCTGCCACCGAAGTTCGCTGCGCTACTCGCGCCATTGGGGATGTGAGATGCCGAACCAGTACACCCCGGGCTACAGCAACCAGCGCAGCGTCGTTGCCGACTTCCTTGCAGAGAACCCTATGAGCCTGACGTCGGACATCAGCAAAGCGCTTGACATCGACCCGCGCCGCGTCGCGCACCTGCTGTTTGTACTGAAAGAGGAAGGTCGCGCGGTCGGCGTGAAGATGGGGACCAGCAAGGCCCTGTCGTGGCGTCTGTCGGATGGCGAGCAGGCGATGAACGAGGGCAACCCGATCCGCATCATCGTCAGGCAGTGGAACGAGCGCCCAAAGCGCGACCCATGGACGGCGCTGTTCTTCGGTGCGGCGGCTGCATGATGGACCCAGCCCGCATGCAGTTCGGCATGAGCGAGCCGCGCCCGCTGAAGGACGACCCTGAAGGCAAGGGGCTCGACTGCGAAGGCTGCTTGTTCCAGCGCCAGCGCGCGAGCGTGTGCCGGGCCGCTTCCGAGGAAGCCGTCAAGCGCGGTTTGCGTGATTGCGATGCGGTCGACCAGTTCGGCGAGGTGGTCATTTACGTGGCCGTCAAGGTCGATCCGAGGCAACAGGATCTGTTCGAGGCAGCACCATGAAAGCCTGCACGCCGAAGGGCAAGTTGATGCTGGCTTCGATCACCTCCTACATGGCAGCGTGTCCTGATGCCACAGCAGAAGATGTCGCCTTCATGTTCAGCATGTCGGTGGTGAATGCAAGGCGATACATGGCGGTAGTGCGAGGCCCGAAGCCACCGAAGCCGCCCAAGAAACTCAATGTCCCGACCTTCCTTAGACTGAGGAAGCTGCCGGTCAAGAAGTAACGCCAAGCGCGCCGGCGATGAGGCGCGCGAACTGAAAGGGATGTATGGAACTTACTGAGCTGCATGAACTGGCGCGCGAAGCTGCGCTCGACCTGACTGAAGTCTGCCACGGTCTGGCCTGCACCGCTGGCTGGTGGAACGACAGCGACCCGAATACCAGCAAGGCGAACCCGCTGCACTTCTCCAACAAGCTGTGCCTGATCCATTCCGAGATCAGCGAGGCCATGGAAGGGGATCGCAAGAACCTGATGGACGACAAGCTGCCACACCGTCCGATGCGCGAGGTGGAACTGGCCGACGCTGCCATTCGCATCTTCGACCTTGCTGGCGGCTACGGCATGGACCTAGCCGGAGCCATCGCCGAGAAGTTGGCCTACAACGCCCAGCGCGCGGACCACAAGCCCGAGAACCGCGCCGCCGCTGGCGGCAAGACCTACTAAGCCATGACCCGCCCCGTTGATACCTGCGCGTCTTGTGCGCACTTCCCGCGCTCAGCGCTTGAGACTGGCGATTCGGTGATGTGCCCGCACCGCGAAATGACTACCGCCTGGAACCACCGCGCCTGCGTGCTCTACACAGGCATCAACCGGGGCGAACGCGACGCGCGCCGCAGGCTCGTAGCCGCGCTGATGGAGCAGGAAAGCAACAAGCCTGCTTGACTGGTTGCAATTCCTGCTTGCTGGTGCGACTATCTAACCACCGAACAGGAATCACCAACCACAAGGAGGCAGCATGCACGTCGTCGTCGCGTTCGTTCTTGCACTGGCAGTCTGGTTTGTTGCGTACATCATCAGTGGCTTCTCGATCCTGTTCCTCTGGTGTGCGCCGTTGGTGATCTCGGGCCTGACGCTGCTGTTCTGCACCATGCCTCGCCGGCGACCGCGCATGAACTCTGACTGCGCGATCTGGTCGTCACTAGAGCGCTGACCCTGCAAACTCCCTCCCAACTAGCCGCCTTCGGGCGGCTTTTCTTTTGCCTACTGCCAGGCCCGAGAGGCGCCCCACGGCTACCCTGCGGTACTTTCCGGTTGCAATTCGTATCCAATGGTGATTAAAAAGAACCAGATGCGGAAGGGAGAGCATGACCGAAGCAGCAATCAAGGTGGAATGGGTGCTTATTCCTGTGTTCAGCACGTTAACGGGCTACACGGAAAAGGCGATCCGCAGGAAGATTCAGGATGGCGTCTGGGTGCAAGGCAAGCACTACAGGAAAGCGCCTGATGGGAGAGTGGCAATGAACCTACAGGAGTTTTATCGGTGGGTAGAAGGAACACAGGCAGCATAGAGCTGCGCGACTTCAGCATTCGAATAATGTTCAGTTACCAAGGAAAGCAGAGAAAGGAGACGCTATACGGTGGCAGCGAGCCGCTTCCACCGACGCCCAAGAACGTCAAGTATGCCCATCGCGTGGCAGCGGAGATCGTCGAGGCAATCAAGGCCGGCACGTTCGTCTATGCCGAGTATTTCCCGCACTCGCCGCGCGCGCAGAAGATCGCGGTCGGCAACGTCGGGGAACTGCTTGATACATGGTTCGGTCAGGCCGACCTGAAGAAGTCCACCGCCACCGGCTACAAGCGGATGATCGAGAAGTTCTGGAAGCCCGAGATCGGCCACATCAAGGTCGACAAGCTGCGGCACTCGATGATCACCACCGCGCTCAAGAAAAAGGGCGAGTTGTCCGGCAAGACCCGCAACAACTACATGTCGGTCCTGTCTGCCGCGCTCGACCTGGCCGTGCATGACGAACTGATCGAGAAAAACCCGTGCGGCCGGATCGAAGCGGCCAAGTGGCAAAAGCGGCAGGTGGACCCGTTCACCCAAGACGAGGCCGAAGCGATCCTGAAACACATCCGCGAGAAGTACCCGGAGCAGGCATGGAACATGTTCGAGTTCTGGTTCTTCACCGGCATGCGTACGGGCGAGATCATCGGGCTTGAGTGGGATGACGTCGATCTTCGCAGCAAGACGCTTCTAGTGCGTCAGTCGTTCGTGACCGACCAGATGGAGGACACGACCAAGACCAGCAAGCCGCGCACGGTGAACCTGAACAGCCGGGCGATGGCTGCCCTGACCCGGCAAAAGGCGTGGACCTATCTGGCTGGCGAACGGGTGTTTCACGACCCCGGAACCAACCAGCCATGGGCCTATGAGCAGAACGCGCGCAAGCGGTATTGGAAGCCAACACTGAAAGCGCTGGGCATCCGATACCGCCGACCATACAACTGCAGGCATACCTACGCGACGCTTGGACTGATGGCAGGAGCGAACCCAGCCTTCATGGCAAGGCAGCTCGGGCACGGGCTGAAAGTGTTCTTCGAGGACTACGCGGACTGGATCAACGGGGACCAGAACGCGAACGAACTGGCGAAGATCGAAGGGAAGCTGTCGGGCGATATTACCCCCGAATTACCCCTGAGAAATATAAACCGGGCTTAACCCGTTGCAATTGTTGAAAGAAAATGGCGGAGACGGAGGGATTCGAACCCTTATCCGCCATTTTCCAGGGTAGCCGGAGGGTACTGTAGGGGCGAAATACACAATGAATTCAATGGTTCATTGCCCTACGGTGCCCTCCAGTACACTTCAATTATCCCACGAATTACCCCACGGATTTTGTCAGCGACCGCGCTCGGGCACAAGGCCCCAGCCTAATTGGCGTCGTATTTCCTCGATCGATGGAGGCGGGCTGGACGACTTGGCGCGCTGCTGGGTGTAGGCTCGCACCTGCTCTTTGCTCGGCTTGGTCTGCTGCATGACGGCTCCTTGTGGAACTGCGATCAATACAACTTGCGGG